ACGGAACACGGGTAGCTTTGTGATCTTTCCCCAGCCTCTGATCAATTAAGTTCAGTTCAGCCGGAGATTGAAGCTCGCTACCAATGGCCCGTCGTCACCCCAGACGTTTGTTCAAGAACGTTCGGTTCTAGCAGGATAAGCAGATCTAATGTCAACAGCTTGAAACCATTGACACAGCGTGCCTTTATCCCCACATCACGCCCTCCCAGCCATGTAACGTGGCAAGCTCGACCTCGCACAGCGTACAGTCGGCTCCACGGTATGTGGCGTTACAATTTGGAAGGAAGATGTGTTGCTCGTCATCAAACGGAGCGGGGTGGGCCCAGAGTCCTCTATTCGATCCATGGTGAAAGCAGTATGGGAAATACGTTGGGTTTCGGTTCGTTCTCGACCTCTTTGGACGGGGAGAACGTTGACGCCATCGCACGAGCTTTACTCCACAACCTCTCAGCCTTCCTCCAGGTGGAGGAGGCTTCCTTTTCCCACTTCAGCGAACCCAAGCCCCGATTAATCCAGGCGAGTAAACTGAAGAGAGTGAAGGATCCATCGTACTGGCCCTCCTGACCGCGCACCTCCCGATAGTTATAATAACTAATCGGATAGGAGGTCGTTAGGATATCATGGACCTCGTTAACGAGGTCGAAATGATGCCAGCTCTTGCTGCCGGTGTACACAGGCGGCCTCGTCCCCTCGGAGTATAAAAACTTCAGGGCCGAGACAGTCTGTAATTCGTCTCGGGTATAGTCCTTTTCAGGATGCAACCCCAGACCACAACACCACTGCGGTAGGAAGATGGGTCCCTTAAACTTCTTAAGGGAAGAGAAGTGCTTGTGTAAGAATGCTCTGTGCGTGATCTCACGGTACGGCCCTGCCTTGATCAGCAGGTCCTTATGCTTAGAACCCAGTTCGTAGATTCCGGCCGGTTTCTCCTTCTCCGCTTGGTCCTCATCGACTGCGACTGACCTCTTATTCCCTTCCAGGAGACCCATGTTAACATAGGGTACCTCATGGAAATGTCCGTCTTTATAAACGAACATATGAGAATTAATAGAGGCCAGCCACTGGGAGTCGTAGGTTTTACCTACCGACTCTGAGAGGCCGACGGTCCGACAGGTGGCACGCCACCAATCGGGGAAGCGGGGAGAAGTGTAAGCAGTGAGGCAATCGTCCCCGTTTATCCAAACAGGGAGCCGCCTCAAACTGCGGACACGGCCGTGACATTGCTCATACGCAAAGCGGATACAGGAGACATTAATCAGACAGAGAACAGGGAAAGAGGTAATACTACCCATGAGCTGACCTCTCCTTTGATGGAGAAGAGACTCACCCCCCTCGGGATTCCGGTACTTGTGCTGGGTGAGACTGGTCTTAAATAAAGAACCAATCGCACTCAGGCGGGTCCGGGACTCCCAAGGGAGGTCTCCTAAATTCTTTGTCCAACACTCCATAATGGTCTCGGCGACCACCTCGGAAGCCCAAGGATAAATATTATCCGTGGCGGCCGAGTAGTCACCCGAGTGGAGGCGAGTTTCTCTCGCCATTCTTCGAAGGAATCGTCGATTTATCAACGATTCTGTGACGGGAGTTCCCGTCAGTTCGAAGTTCCAG